AAAATTGATCCGAAGATGGTTCAATATGTCACGGAGAACACTAAGCAATTCTTGCCTGAGATTATCCAGGGCATGGAAGAAGGAATCCGACATGAAATGGAAGAGATTAGAAAGACTGATCCATCTTCCACAAAAGAATTAGAGAAGATTTTTCAAGAGATTGTTAAAACAAATGAAATTTCTTCGACAGAAACTAAGCTAATTGAGAAGCAAACAAGTTTAGCCGAGCAGGCGGCCGATGATACAAAGATGGTCAGACAAGACCAAAAACAGGCAGAATCTCTCCAAAGAATGAAGTTGAAAGAGGATTCGAACGAGTCTTTGACAAAAACAAGTCATCCTTCTACCAATGCTAAAGCAGTGACACCAGCGACACCAGTGACGCCGACTTCGGGATCGGGCGAAGGAAAGACAGGGATTCTTAAAACTCTTGCTGAGCAAGCGATGGGAAGATTTATGCCAGCAAAAACTATTCTTTCCAAAGGTGGCGGTCTACTTAAGAATGCCGGCGGCGCTATTCTTTCCAAAGGTGGTGGTCTACTTAAGAATGCCGGTGGCGCAATTCTTTCTGGGGGTGGTGGCCTGTTAAAGGGAATTTTGCCGAGCATTGCTGGCGAAGCAGGCGGGCTCGGAGGTCTAGCCACTGGAGCAATGAAATTAGCTGGACCAGCAGCACTTGCTCTTGGAATTGGAAAAGGACTATTTGATTATTCGAACGAATCAGAAGATGAAACAAAAGCAAGAGGTGGCGATGTGTTATCTGCTTTTGGAAGAATTGGTGACTCTGTTACTGGTGGATTAGCAACCGATGCTGGAGAAAAATTAGCAGGCACATCTGCTGGAGATTTCATTGGGAAATCAATAACTAAGGTTAAATCGTTCTTCGGAGATCAAGATGCAACCGATCTCCTAGCAAGTCAAGAAAAATTGGCTCAAGCGAATACTCCGGAAGGAAAAGCTGCCGCCTTGGCTGCGTTTAAAGCCAATAAAGCAAAATCAATAACACCAGATGCTAATACCATTGTGCCATCTTCTGATACAACTTCTCCACGAACACAAGCATTGGCTTCTGTGACAACCGAAAATCAAACTTTAAAAGAAGCCAATGCGTCGAAGCCAATAATCGTGAATGCTCCAACAACAAATAATGTCGCAAAAGGAAAATCGGCTGAAACTCAATCATTAAGTGTCGTTGGAGTGAGAAATCAAGAAGGAACACTCAGAAGAATGTTAGATCTTCAATATGCGATCTAGATTTGGAAATTTCACCAAAATAGAACAAACGTATAAATACTTAAATATAACCGATTCAAAAACTTAAATCTAAAGGAAATAACATGGGCAGTTTTTCATTATCGCCAGTAGTCGAAATCAAAGAGAGCGTATTATCACAGGTCGTGCCAGCAGTTTCAACATCAATCGGAGCATTTGCGGGTGATTTTGCCTGGGGCCCAGTTGATGAATGGAACATCGTCGATTCTGAAAATACATTAGTAAACCGTTTTGGCAAACCAACCGAAACTACTGCAATTGATTGGATGATCGCCGCAAGCTTCTTGGCTTATGCGACTAATCTTAAACTTGTTCGTGTAATTGGCACTGGTTCATATAATGCCGGATATCCAAGTGGCACGTATACGGTTAAGAATGAAACTCAATATGAAATGTCTCCGCCACTTACTGCTAACTATGTAGCAAAATATCCAGGAGCTCTTGGTAATTCGTTAAAAGTTTCAATGGCAGACAGTTCAAATTTCAATACTTGGCCATATCGTTCGGAGTTCGGTACTGCGACAACCATTGGAATTGTTGGAACAACCACAAGTGGTAGCACGTCGGTTACTGCCATTCCAGCCACCGTCGTTTCAAATATTGTAGTAGGTAGCGTAGTTACTGGAACAGGGATTCCTGCAAACACTACTGTTGTTTCGGTAAATGTTTCTAACGCAAGTATGGTAATTTCAAATGCTGCCACCGCCTCCGGAACTTCAGTTGCACTTAGCGTCGTCTATTATAGCGGAACCCCAGGAACGACTAAATTTGTTTCTGATGCTGGCGGGTCGAACGATGAAATGCACATCGTAGTTGTTGACGAAGATGGACTTTGGACTGGTGTTGCTGGAACGATTCTTGAAAAATATACTGGAGTTTCTAAAGCGTTTGATGCTAAAGACTTCAACAACATGAGCAATTATTATGTTACCGTTCTAAATCGTGGTTCTTCTTATGTTTGGTTTGGTGGTCTTCATGTTGTCGCTGGTTGGACGAGTGCGGCTTCTAATTCGACCTTTGCTTCCATTGGTGCGGCAACTGCTACTTTTTCTTTAGTGGGTGGAACATCAGTTGCTCCAACCGTGTCCCAAAAGATTGCTGGTTATGGTTTATTTAGCAATCCAGATGAGGTTGATGTTTCTCTAATCATTGGTGCTGGTTTCACGGATTCGAGTTCACAAACACTCGCCAATCAATATATCATTCAAAATATTGCGGCCGTTCGTCGTGACTGTGTTGCATTCGTTTCTCCACCAGGTGAAGCGGTTATCAATAATCCAACCAACGAAATTTCTGCAATCATCAATCATAGAAACCAACTTCCAGGCACTTCTACAATCGGAACTTATGGATTCATGGATTCTGGTTGGAAGATGATGTATGATCGTTATAACGACAAATTCCGTTGGGTTCCATTGTGCGGCGATATGGCTGGATTGTGTGCATATACTGATCTAGTCGCAGACCCATGGTTTGCTCCAGGTGGCTTCAATCGCGGCGGTCTTAAGAACGTAGTAAAATTGGCATATAATCCAAAAACAAAAGCAGAGCGTGATACGCTGGCTCAAATGCAAGTGAACTGTGTTGTAAACTTTGCTGGGTTTGGCCCAGTGCTTTATGACAACCTAACACTGCAACAACAAAAAGATGCATTTGCTGACCTTAACGTCCGTCGGTTGTTTATTACGATGGAGAAGGCTATTTCTACCTATGCGAAGTTCCTATTGTTCGAATTCAACGATGTGTTTACTCGCACTCGTTTCGTGAATCAAGTGTCACCATATTTACGTGACATTCAAGGTCGCCGTGGCATCACTGATTTCAAGGTGATTGCAGATGAAACAGTCAACACTCCAGATGTAATTGAGAATAATCAATTCGTTGGTAAGATTCTTGTTAAGCCAGCAAGAGCAATTCGTGTTATCACTCTAAACTTCGTTGCTGCTGCTCAAGGTGTTAGCTTCGACGAACAAGCCTAAATCAAATGGGGAGGAAACTCCCCATAAATAATTAAAAATATTTGGAGAAATAAAAGATGTCAGCTGCTTCAATTAACGACTTTAAAGCACAGTTCTTAGGCGGTGCAAGACCAAACTTGTACCAAGTGGTTCAACCGTTTCCATTGATTCTTGGTGTTCCTGCCGCAACAGAAAAGCTAAAATTCTTTTGTAAAGGATTTGAACTTCCAGGTGTCAGCACAAACCCTATCGAAGTCCCATATATGGGGCGTCAGTTGAAGGTTGCTGGTGACAGAACGTTCGACGACGTAACGATGACTGTTATTAACGATATGGATTTTTCCATTCGAAATACATTTGAACGTTGGTCAAACATTATCAACGGCCACGAAAAAAATCAAGGTAAGATGAATCCAGCCGATTATCAAGTTGACACGGTAGTGAACCAGCTAGATAGAGATGGAAACATTTTGAAATCTTATATTTTAATCGGTACATTTCCAACTAGCATTTCTAATATTGATCTAGCATACGATAGCAACGACACTATCGAAGAGTTTACTGTTAGTTTTTCATACCAATATTGGGTAGATCCGATTAACGGTATTGTTTAAGTTGGTATTGAGGGAACAATCGACTCAATATTGTTCCCTCATAAATAAAGTATGATCGATTATTCTAGCTTCATTACGAAATCTGGAACTCTTAATTCAAAGAGAATTAAGGATATTCCAATTCTTGATGGATTTCCGGATGCCGCAACTTCTGCATACGTAACAGTCAACAAGATTCAAGAACCAAAGCGATGTCTAAATTGTAATTCAATACTTCCTGTTGGTTCCTTTAGAGTTGGATGGCGCCCAAATCAGATTGCATGTTCGCGCCAATGTTTAGATTCCCTTTCATATACTATTGTGAAAGAGAAAAGAAATCAAACGATGCTTGAGAAATATGGTGTCGAAAACGCATCTCAGCATGAAGATTTCCGACAAAAGAGGAAGGCAACAAATCTAGCCAAGTTTGGAGTTGAATATTCGCTTTCATCTCCAGTAGTTAGAGCTGCAATAAATGCCACAGTTGAACAACGATATGGGGTTTCAAGTGTTACCAAAATTCCAGAAGTTAGGGAAAAACAACAGAAAACAATGCTTGAGAGATATGGTGTTGTTCACCCGATGCAAAACGAGGATTTGTTGAATAAAGCACTCGACACCAAAAGAGTGAGATATAATTGGAAAGAAAAGACCGAAGATATAAAACCAGTGTTTGGATTTCCATATCGAGTGTTGCTTGACGAAGATGTTATGGTTATTTTGAATGACAAAGATCGTCTAATTGAAGAATATGAAAAACATGGGTCATTCGATCTTGCCGAAAGATGGGGATGTAATTACCAACTAATTCAATCGTATTTAAAAAAGCATGGATACGTTTTCAAACAAAAACAAACGAGTTTCATTGAGAAAAGGATAACGAATTTTCTTGATGATCTCGGAATTGAATATGAGCTTCACAATCGAACGATATTGGATGGAAAAGAAATCGACATCTTCGTTCCAGAGGCAAATCTTGGAATTGAAGTGCATGGATTGTACTACCACTCACACAATCCACTTTCAACGGTCGTTGGGATAACAGACAAGAATTACCATAGGAACAAATTTTTGTTGGCTAGAGAAAAGGGAATAACTCTTTTCCAATTCTTCGAAGACCAGATCTACCAGAAGATGGCCATTGTTGAGTCGATGATACGGAATAAAGTAGGTAGAATAGAAAATCGAATTTTCGCTAGAGCTACCACGGTTGACAATGTTTCAGTAAAAGATGCAAAGGAATTTTGCGAAAAGAACCATCTTAGCGGGTATTCGTCTTCGTCAACACGATTAGGACTATTCACTTCAAGTGGAGAATTGGTGTCTTTGATGACCTTTAGAAAGAATAGATTTTCAAACCATTCATCTCCCGACTTTGAAGTCATCAGGTTCTGCACGAAACTAAATACTACTGTGGTGGGTGGTGGATCAAAGTTGCTATCGCATTTTTTGACGGAAATACCAAAAGATGCGTCAATAACAACCTACTCGGATTGCATGACTGGGAATGGGTTGTCATATGAAAAGATGGGATTTGTTTTTGATGAACAAACTGCTCCTGGTTACTATTGGGTTCGGGATGGAAAACGAAACAACAGAATGGGGTTTCAACGAAGCAAGTTAGAAAAAGTTTTTGGCAAAGAATTTGATACTTCGTTAACCGAAGATCAAATAATGTACTCTGAGGGGTTTAGAAAACTGTTTAACGCGGGAAACTTTCGATTTGTATTGGAACAACCCAAACTAAGGAACGTATGAAAATATTTGGATTTGATCTCTTTAAAAAAGAAGAAAAGGCTTTAGATGAGCCGTTGAAATCTCCTATTGCCGACATGGAGGCAGAGGAAGGTTACTTCATTGAAACGGCTGGGTTGCGTGATGGAATAACTGATATGACCGATTCTTCTTCGACGAGGGAGAATGATCTAATAAATCAATATCGGTCGCTTTCTCTATTGCCAGAAGTTGATAGAGCAATCTCAGAAATTGTAAATGAACTGTTAGTTATAAACCCATCCTCAGACTTTCCTATCACCATTGATATCGAAGGAAAAGATATTGCGGCAGGTATTAAGAAAAAGATAACCGAAGAGTTCAAAACTGTTCAACGGATAATGGACTTCAAGCGTAATGGAAATAATATTCTCCGTCGCTTTTATATAGATGGAAGAATTCGGTTTCATCTTGTCGTAGACGATAAAGCAAAGAAAGACGGCATCAAAGAAATTAGAATGATTGATCCTAGAAAGATCAAACGAGTTGTTGAAATTCAACGCTCGACCGAAAATGATGTGATTATGACTGCTAAGGCGGATGAATATTTTACATATAATTCATATATTACATTAAACCGTGGTTTTAATTCAATTCAACAAACGATTAAAGTCGATAGAAATTTAATTGCAAGTGCAAATTCTGGAGTGTTCATTGAGTCTGAAGCAAGCAATCGACAAATTCCAATTTCGCATCTTCAAAGTGCAATTAAAGTTGCTAACCAATTGAACATGATTGAAGACTCTTCAGTCATTTATAAACTTAGCCGTGCACCAGAACGCAGAGCATTTTATGTAGATACTGGCAATCTGCCAAAGCAGAAAGCAGAACAATATGTTCTTGGAATGATGCAAAAATTCCAAAATAAGATGGTCTACGATACGACCACAGGTAAGGTTAAAGACGCAAAGAATGTGATGTCGATTTTGGAAGATTTCT